ATCTGACGTGCTACAGGGACGTCAGGTAGCTGCGTGCTGGGCTCGCCTCGCTCTGCACCGAGTCGCTCGGCTCCCCCTGCGCGCAGCCGTTTTGTTGCGTTTTGATGCTGTTGCGATGCACCAGGTGGGCGACCCCCTCCGGGGGCGGGCTCTATTCGCGCGCTCACTGAGCCTAGGTCTCAGCCCATACGGGTAACGATCCCTGTCGCTCTTGGCCCTCCGGGCCGCTATCACGTGCCTTTAGATGGAGCGGGAGGGGTGGCACTGGCGACAGCAGGAGGACGAGCTGCCTGGACTTCCTCCTTTGGCTTTGAGCCACGGCAATAAATGACCTGCGACCAAGAGCGGTGGGAAACCTTGACCACACAGCCCGTTTGAACCTTTACGGCATAACCGAGAGCACGAAGATCGGCCCCGGTTTGAGTAAACGTGCGATCCCCCTTGGTGACTTCAATCAGCAACGCATCCTTGCCGCCCTCACTACTGACCATGGCGCCACGAACGTGCATGCTGAAACCAACAAGGGGGTGGTCTAACCGAGCAGCAGACGCAGCAACTTGCCCAACGCCCACAGGCACCCGACCAGCAGGCACAGACGCAGCACCAGGACCAGGAGAAGACGCCCCAGGTACAGCAGGGGACGCCCCAGGAGGCGCAAGAGCGGAGGAGCCACCCAAGACGCTAGGGACTTCACTTGTAAAAAGAGAGACAAGCAAAAAGGCCAGCAATGCCAGGAGACCCAGAACTTTAGGCGATGCCAAAAGATTCTTGCCAGCTTTGGTGTCCTGGACAACGCCGGTGGCGGTGGATTCGTAGAGTTTGAACGTGTCATCTTTGATTTTCTTTATCTGGACAATAGTGGAGCCATCCATAGGTGGCCGATTCTCTTGGGCGTCGTGCATCGACTCTTTATAACGGCCCTTGATGCCCAGCAGCGCCAAATTCGCATGCAGATAAGCTTTTTCGCAGGTGAGCCGGATATCCTCGCGGATATAGCGGATATTTGGCGTGGTTAAAACTATGTCCCAGTTCCAATGCCGATGCCGTGTCCACGCATCGAGCCAGCCAGTAGGTCGATCGGCTTCCTTTGCCGCCTCGATACCACCAGGGAAATCAAACTGATCAATATCCTTATCCTTCCAGGACTTGGGAAAGAGAATTTGCGTCTCGTCGAAGATCAAGAAGGCACCACGCGGTGCCCACATGAACCAAGTCCGCATTTTCTGCAAATCCTCGGTGGATTCCATCGAGAGATTGAGCACATCAACTGTTTCGGGGCAATCGGGCATGACCTGGTGGACACGATCCAAGGTGAATCCGCGAATATTGGTGATGATGTAGCGTCCGGCTTTGATAGCGGGGATGGCGTCATCCTGGATCGCGCCAGAAGTCTTGTAAGCACCATTGCCGCCGTGATGTATCTTGATAGACATGGTTATCGACCTATGAAGGGGACGAAACGCATAGCCATCCTGGTCGGAATGGCAGCAAATATAATGGTCAGCGCTTGAGGTATGCCGAAGAACTCTAGAACGCTTCGCATGCTTTGCGGAATTGATGAATAAGCATCCTCAACATATTGAGAGATGTTCAGGTCCGCAAGAATATCCATGACGACCTCGTAAGCCACATCGACCAGGAACAGCGACATTTGTATATAGCTATAAATGGCCACTTTGGTTGCAACAACAAAAGCATCCTGGACGAACTCATAAGTGCCCTGAGTAAACCAATCCCATATGTATTGGAAGAACCCGCCAACTTGATCGAAGAAAACGCCGATAAACGAAAGATCGAAAACCATTTAATCAGCTCCTTACGAATACGATATAAAAGGCGATAACCGCAGCCAGAAACAAAAGGAACGCTTTAAAACCTTCCAGTGACCCCTCATAAGGCGAGAAACACAAGTCGATGCTGTAACCATTGCCGAAGGTGATCGGGTCGCCACAGGGAAGACCGCCGGAACCGCCGGTAATAGTCGGGGAAGTCTTGGCACGCCAACTTTGAATCGTCGATTTTTTGATCCCAATACTCATTAGCCGAATCGAAATTGCCTTTTGTTTTCGCGGCCAAAGTGCCGGTGTATCCACCAACGACCGACAATTCACCATCGCCGCCAGTGCCAGTGCCAGTGCCAGTGCCAGTGCCAGTGCCAGTGCCAGTGCCAGTGCCATCGGTCGGTTTGTTGCAGTTGGGGCCAGTGCAGGAGCTACTAGAGCCAGTCGTGGAACCCGTGGCATCGGTGCTGGAGGTATTCGTGCTACTGGTGGTGGTGCTGGTGCAATTGCCCACAGTGCAAAACGTATTGTTAACAGTGGTGGTGGTTGTGGTAGTGCTACCGCCATCTGCGTTATTGGTTTTGTCGGTTACGGTAGTGGTTTCATCGGTCGAGCTGGTAGGGGAAGGCGATGGAGCGCCACCCGATGAGGCGGAACCTGGATTGTTCTTTGTCGTGGTGCTAATGCAGGTCTGCGACTGCTGACCATCGCCAGAGGATACCCAAGAACCACAGTTGGAATCGTTTTCCTCAGTGGGCGGAGCGGGAGGAGGCTCGGAGGAATCACTAGAACCAACATCACCAGGAGAACCCGAGGCGCATTGTTGACCATTAAAATACAAGGAACCAGCACAGGAGTAAGTGCCAGGCTCGCCGGCAAATATGTTGCACTTGGGGGCAGTAATAGTGCCCTCGCAACCGCCTTGACAACCTGAGTCTGCGGTAACGGTCATAGAACCTAACATGGACAAAAAGCCATCGCCAACAGAGCCAGATTTAGAGAATGTCGAAGATGTACCTGTTTTGGATTCACATGGGTTATCAGAATCACAACGACCCTCAGCCGCGTTATAAGTGGAACCAGCCGGGCAGGTGTCACCCTGACGAGAAACGGAAATCATCCAGCCGACGAAATTTGTAGGTTCGCCGTAATCTACGTATTCCTTAGTTGTAGAGCTATAGCTTGCCATCTGATAATAACAATGGAATGCAGTAGCACCAGAAGCCTGTTTATAAGCATAAGTAGCGCGCTTGTTAGTTCCAGCGTTGGAGGCAACAGCGCCTTCCATCTGCTTACAGCCAGTGTCGGCAGAAGATGCAGAACCCAAATAAGCGTAATAATTCTTACGCCAAGAGTATTCAACCGCACTGGCAGAGAATGAAGAAAGAAGAAGAAGGAATAAAACTAAATGGCGCATAAGTCACCAAAGAAAAAGGGGCCTTTCGGCCCCTTATCGTCACAGGTACTCGGCAGCCCTGAAACCTTGTATCAGAGCGCCCCCCATCAGTACGCCGAGAAGAAGCGACCAGATCATTTAAACCTTACGCACCAGGGCAATGATCACACCGACGACCACCAGGGCAGCAACCACGGCAATTACCGCTTTGCCGACAGTTTCACCGGAAGCGCCGGCAGCGGCGATATCAGCGACCACTTCGGTGGTGTCGATGGCAGCGAAGGAAGGAGAAGCTACAGCAAAGCCGGTGGCAGCGATGCAGCCGTTACGGAAAAACGATTTCATGCGATCCATGTTGTTACCTCACTTTGAGTTTACGCAGTTGTGAAACCACCAGCCCGATACCGAACCCGGTAACGAATAAGCCGAGGGTCCCCATAAAACCGATCCGAAACAGATCGGAGGAAAAACCGCCTTGAATCAACAGGTCAAGTTGACCAGATGCCTCGGGCGGAAGAATGTAGCCTTGAATCCATTCAAACGAAGTGCAGATAACCGAGCCATCTGGATTGGTAGACCAAGTGCGGCACGCCTGGATGAATTCAACGGCCATGTTCGTTAAACCTTGCCAGGCTCAGCAGGCTTGCTCGGCTGCTGGAGTACCTGGGAGCGCTGAGGCTCGACGGCCTCAATGTGCAGCACGACGTTTTTGGTGGTTTGCTTGCCACCGCGCTCAGTTTCAATGTGCAGGCGCACCATCTGGCCAAGTTTGAAACCAGCAGACGCCGCGAAGACTTCCGCCGCGCACTCTTCGCGGATCGGCATGGTCATGATGGAAGAGATTTGTTCGGTCTGGCCGTCCGGCTCTTCGCCTACGAAGACTTTCGCGTAAATCTTGCCTTCCACGTTGGTCATTTGAACGCCAAGAATTGGAAGTTCCATGTTGAAGCGTGCCATTTGCAATACTCCATTGCTCGCGCTTTTTATTCGCGCTTTCGGTTTTCGCTTGCTTGTGCAGGCGGTTATTAATGTACTGGGCGACCCCTTACGGGGCGGGCTCTACTCGCTTCGCTCACCAAGCCCTGACGGTCTTGGCCCTTACGGGTAACGATCCCTGTCGCTCTTGCCTTCCAGGCGCCAAAGATCAAAA